TTAGTGAAGATGCCAGAACCCATAGATAGCATTCCAAGATTAGCAATGTTTCTAGCAGTTATTCGTCCTGGCAAAAAGCATTTGATTGGGAAATCTTGGAGTGAAATTAGTAAAACTGTATGGGATAAGGGAACTGATGGATATGTATTTAAACGTAGTCATAGTGTAGCCTACGCACAATTAGTAGTTGTCCACATGAATTTGTTAAGGCATTCTCTTAACGAGGGTGATACTACGGCGTTTACTTCTGCGTTTACTTAATTCACTCATGCTACAAGTTGGTCCGTGCACCACTATTAGACTTTTGTTAGTAAAGGTTCTTAAAAAGGGTTTAAAGGGTAACCATTCATCCTTTAAAAACAAATTTATAGGGATCAGTCTATTGGATTCCCACCACCAAATCTCTCCTAATTCTAAGAACTTTTCTTTGATTGTGTTGTCGGTAATAGCACCATAATCATAGATAGTGGTGACCATATCATCACGGTTTTGAACAATACCTACGTAATCTTGGTTGGCATATGAACATACTGTAATGAACGGGTGATTTTCTGTCAATCGTTTAAAGAATTCGTTTTGGATCATTATTTTAGTTAACAGTTTATTTATCGGGTAACCAAAGTTATTTAAATTAATATAATATACTAAATACGTAATAGGAGCCTACATTTGTGTATTCAACATCAGTATTTTATTACGTACAGCGCAACATTGTTGTGTTATTGTCAGGCTATTCACCAAGGAGATATATGCCTCAATACGCTAAGCCATTAACTTTGCATAAGGGAGTTGATAACCAGATCCAGTTCCAGTTCATTAATCAGGAACAAAAACCCATAGATATCACTGGAAAAAGCATTACTTGCCGTATATTAAATTACGTAGGTAATGAAATTTTGATACAAAAAGCATTAACCCTACAATTTGCTCCAACTGGAATATGTGCATTATATTTAAATGCCGCGGACCTTGAGAATATACAGGCTCAGAAATGTTACTATACCTTAGAAATCCCAGTCAATGAATTTGACTTCCCTGTATTTGTAGACCAAAATGCAGGTGCTCGTGGAGAGATGAATATTGTTAACTCAGTATTACCTAACTTTGTACCATCATATAATATCACTATCCCAACTGGACAAGCATTCCCTAACAGCCCTAACGCTAATGGAAGTAGCATTACGTACACTACAAGTGTACTAAGCACTAACAATAATCCAATATTAACTATCCAAACTGAATACATTGAATTTTATGGAAATACAACTATTCAAGGTAGCAGTATCGTAGACAATGATTGGTATGATATTGTAACCACAGAAGAAGTATCCAATGTTACACAAACGGTTGGTTATGTAATACAAGGATTCCATCCTTATATCCGCATGCAATTCACCAGCAATGCGGGTGCAGTAACTAATATATTGACCAGATAAGTTGCATTAACATTATGATTGTGTTACAATCAATAGATGTTTGATATCCTGTCTATATTACCTGGTAAAAAGAAACAAACAAGTTCGGGTTGGACTAGCTTTAACGCTACCTGTTGTACCCACTTTGGTCATAGACAAGATAAACGGATGCGCGGCGGCATTAAGTTTGATGGCAACAACTGGTCAATGCATTGCTTCAATTGCGGGTTCAAATGTAACTTTGTATTGGGTCGCTCTATTAGTGCCAAAACTCGCAATCTATTAATTTGGTGTGGCATTGATGACCAACAAGTTAAACGTTGGAGTTTAGAAAGTTTACAACAAAAAGATTTAATAGACTTTACCCAGCCAAAGAAACAAAAGATAAAAATCAAATTTAATGATCACAAACTACCTGAGGGAGAGATTGTAGATAAAGATAATCCATTACACAAAGTATATGTAGAATATTTGCAATCAAGGAAGATAGATAGTAATAGCTATCCTTTCTTAATCACACCAAATGAAAAAGGTAGGATGGGTAATAGGGTAATCGTCCCCTATACATATAAGAATAAGATTGTAGGACATACAAGTAGATTCTTAGATAATAAAATCCCAAAATATATCAATGAACAACAACCAGGCTATGTGTTTAACATCGATATGCAAAAACCAGAATGGGGTGTATGTTTAGTGACAGAGGGTATATTTGATGCATTAAGTATTGATGGGGTAGCATTGATGCACAATGACATTAGTAGTGACCAAGCATTGCTTCTTAGTACATTAAACAAGCAACTTATATTAGTTCCAGATAGGGATAAGACTGGGCTAGCACTATGTGATAAAGCATTAGAGTTGGGTTATAGCGTCAGCTTACCTAATTGGGATGTTGATGTAAAAGATGTGAATGATGCAGTAGTTAAATATGGTAAGCTACCTACCCTATTAAGTATACTACAGAGTGCAACAAATAGCAAAATCAAAATAGAAATGCAGAGGAAGAAAATTGGCAAAGCAGGAAACTAAAAAACAATTAGAATATACAACCGATGTTCAGAAACTGTTTCTGAGGATGATGGTTACCAATGCGGAATTGTATACCCGCGTGATGAACATTATGAATAGCGAGAACTTTGATCGTTCTCTAAGACCAGTGGCTGAGTTGTTCAAGTCCCACACAGACAAGTATAGAGTATTACCGGACACTACACAAATCAAAGCAACAACAGGAATAGACATTGATCCTATACCAGAATTGAATGACGGACATTATGAATGGTTCTTTGATGAGTTTGAATCATTTACTAAACGACAAGAACTAGAACGGGCGATTCTTAAAGCAGCAGACTTGTTAGAGAAAGGTGAGTTTGAACCAGTCGAGAAGCTAATCAAAGATGCGGTACAGATTAGTTTACAAAAAGACATGGGCACAGATTACTTTGCTGATCCTAAAGGTCGTATCAACAAATACTTTAATAGCGGTGGACAAGTATCTACAGGCTGGCAGCAGATGGATCGTATTCTATATGGCGGCATGAGTAGAGGTGAATTGAATATATTTGCCGGTGGTTCAGGTTCAGGTAAATCATTAGTAATGATGAACATTGCATTGAGTTGGTTGCAAGCCGGTATGAGCGGGGTGTACGTTACATTAGAGTTGAGTGAAGAATTAACTTCACTAAGAACAGATGCAATGTTGACCATGATGGGAACAAAAGCAATTCGCAAAGATATTGATACTACAGAACTTAGAGTAAAGATGGCAGGTAAAAAATCCGGTAAGTATCGTGTCAAAGCATTACCAGCACAAAGCAATGTAAATGATATTCGTGCTTATTTGAAAGAGGTACAGATCCAGACTGGTATTAAGATTGACTTTGTAATGGTTGATTACTTAGATTTAGTTATGCCAGTGAGTATTAAAGTTAATCCAAATGATCAGTTTATCAAAGATAAGTATGTTGCTGAAGAATTGCGTAATTTAGCGAAAGAACTTGGTATATTATTAGTAACTGCAAGTCAGTTAAATCGTAGTGCAGTTGATGAGATTGAGTTTGACCACAGTCATATTGCAGGCGGTATTAGTAAGATTAATACAGCGGATAATGTGTTTGGCATTTTCACAAGTCGCAGTATGCGTGAGCGCGGTAAGTATCAGATTCAATGTATGAAAAGTCGTAGTTCAACTGGTGTTGGTATGAAGATTGATTTAGAATATGATGTTGAAACCATGCGTATTACTGATCCTGGCATTGACGGTGAACAGAGTTACACCCCAAAACCAAGTGCAAATGACATTATGAGTACATTAAAACCAATAGCTACAGTCGATGCTAGCACAGGAGAAATCACATTAGAACCAGTAACTAGGACAGTACATGCTGATGTACAGGGGTCAAAATTGAAGTCTTTGTTGAATTCCTTAAAGAAATAATTATACCACAATCGCATAAATACAAGTAGGATAATTATATGCAAAAACAAACCCGCTCCCTATTGCAGGAATTAGAAGCACTTGGAAATAATCGTGACACCAGCCACATTATTGAGAGCAGAGCCCATAATATCATAACTAGTGCTATTAATTTAGTTGAATTAATTAATAAGCATTACCCTGAAGAACAAGCACAGATATTAGAACGAAAGCTATTAAGTGCTATTAAGAGCAAAGACCAGCAGAGATTTTCCAAATCATTGAGGAAAAAGCCGTGAAATTACGTGAATTAAATGAAGGTCGAAATGAAGATATAGAAAAACGAGCAAAAGATAATTTCATTGAAGATTTGATTATCAACCTACAAAAAGTTTTAGCTAAGACAACACTCACTACTGTTACAGTACCGGCAACTACAGGATCACCAACAGCACCTACTAATGCAGCACCTACGGCACCAACAGCACCTGCAGCACCTACGGCACCTGCAGCACCTACTAATGCAGCACCTACCGGGGAAACACCAGAACAAAAGCGCATAAGATTACAAAAAGCGAGTCAACAAAATATTGACAACACTACTCGTGTTGCACCAGCCGCAACTTCTCTGACCCCTGAACAAATACGTCAACAAAAACAAGCACAAGCAGCACAAGCTGCTAGAATAGGCATGCCAACTAGAGAAAATATTCAGTTTGCTAGACTAAATGCCTTATTTGAAAGTATACTAAACGTTGACGAAGCAGCACCTGCCTCTGCACAAACAACTGTACCACTATCACCTAATGATTTAGTAACCAAAAGTTTTGTTGAGCAAATGAATGCACCTCACATATTTAAAGAAAATCCAGAGAACCTAGCTAAAATTAGAGAATTTGCAAATGAAATAGTAAAAACTTACCCAGTGGATGGTGGAAAAGCAGCCATGCTCCAAATGGGAGAATGGGCTTGGGACACGATGAATGAATACAAAAAAAATGAGCGGGGATTTGGACGAGGACGGGGAGAAAATAATACTACATCCACTGCACAACCAACAGCACAACCAACTGCACAACCAACAG